AAGGATAATGAAAGATACATTTTGTAAAAGAGAATACAAGTGCAAATGTGGAATAATTATTGAGGACTATGTTTGGCAAAGTTCCATAAAGGAACACACCATCAAATGCAAGTGTAAAAAAGAAATTAGCTACAATAATCTAATTATAAATAATGTTGTTAAATCAGCATCTATAAGAACACCAACAAAGAACCGATAATGTTAATTAACGAAATCAAACCAAACCCAAACAATCCTAGAATTATAAAGGATATTAAGTTTAAACAACTTGTTAAGTCAATCCAAGATTTCCCCCAAATGCTTGAATTGAGACCAATTGTCATTGATGAGAATAATATGGTATTAGGTGGCAATATGAGATTAAAGGCGTGTATAGAAGCTGGGTTAACCGATGTTCCTGTAATTCACGCTAACAATTTAAGCGAAGCACAAAAGAAAGAATTTATTGTAAAAGATAATGTTGGATATGGCGAATGGGAGTGGGATGCTTTGGCAAACGAATGGAACATTGAAGATTTAGATAATTGGGGATTAGATATACCAGCATTCGCAAATGATATAGAACAACCAAAGGACAATGCCATCGGAGGTACGACTTGTCCAAATTGTGGTGTAACTTTGTAAGAATCGTGAAACAATCGTGAGATTATGGCAAATGAACAAAACTTAACCCCATTCCCAAAAGGGAACAATGCAAACCCTAATGGCAGACCTAAAGGAGTTCCTAATTCAAGAACTCGTTTACTGCGTTTACTTGAACTTGTTACCAAAGTGCGTAACCCTGTTACAGGCGAAGATGAGGAGTTTACAATAGCTGAACAGTTAGATATGAAGATAATTGCAAAGGCAATGAAATCCGACATCCGTGCTTATCAGGAGATACTTGATAGATTAGAAGGCAGAGCAAAACAAACAACCGACATAAACGCAAACATTCAAGGTAGCGTTCAAATAGTAATACAAGAAGATGAGAGATGCAAACCAATTGAAGATTAATGCAACACCTGTATTCTTTGCCAACAAAAGAGCATACGAAGGCAATTATCCTGTCATTTGCAATGAAGGTGGCACAAGGAGTTCAAAGTCTTATTCCATTGTTCAGTTATTAATTGAGATAGCCTACAACAATCCAAAGACTAGGATTTCAATAGTATCGCATTCCCTTCCACATATCAAACGTGGTGTTTATAGGGATTTTAAATCCATAATGGAGAATTGGGGTTTATGGTCGGACAATGACTTTAGCTTTTCCGATTTTATATACACTTACCCAAATGGGTCTTACATTGAACTGTTTGGACTTGAAGATGAAAGCAAGGCAAGAGGACCAGCAAGGGATGTATTATTTATCAACGAGGCTAACTTAATCAAAAGAACTTTATACGACCAATTACTAATGAGAACAACAGGAAAGGTTTTCCTAGATTGGAATCCTGCTGACTTTATTAATTGGGTTTATGAAGTAGCCGACAATCCTGAAAACAAACGCATTCATTCTACCTACCTAAACAACCTACCAAACCTATCCGAATCACAAATAAAAAACATTGAACAGTATAAAAACCTGCCTGATGATTTTATGTGGAAGGTATATGGATTAGGAGAACGAGGTGCAGCAAAAGAACTTATTTACACTCAATGGAAACAATACGACACCGCACCTGAAGGCGATGTATTCTATGGGCTTGATTTTGGATATGTCCATCCAGCTGCACTAATAAAGGTTACCCATCACGAAGGAGAAAACTACTTTGAGGAAATAATTTATCAAAGTGGGCTTACATTATCCGACCTTACAAGATTGATAAAAGAGAAAGTGCCTGAACGAGCAACCATATACGCAGATGCAGCCGAACCTAAATCAATAGAGGAACTTTACCGACAAGGGTTCAATATTAAACCTGCTCAAAAAGATGTATGGGCAGGAATAGTTAAAATGAAATCTTATCCTATAAACATTCACTTTCATAGCCAAAATCTTAAAAGGGAATTTATGTCCTACAAATGGAAAAAGGATAAAAACGATAATGTAATTGAAGAACCTGTTAAAGCAAATGATGATGCTTTGGATGCTTCAAGGTATGCGGTATTTACTCACTTGACAAAACCTAAATTTGCAGTAAGTGTATTTTAACTTAAATTTCTTTAACTTTGTTTAAATTCTAATAATATGGGTTTATTTGACATCTTCACTAAAAAGAAGATTAACACACTATTTCCAACAATTCCAATGAACTCCCAAATAGCAATTGAAAGGGGTATAGTTACTTGGCAAGGAGCAGACCAAAGAAGTTTTGTTGATGATGGATATGTAGCAAACGATATAGTTTACTCAATCATTAAACTAATTACCGACAAAACTAAAATTGCACCATTCCACGTTTATAAGGTTGTAGATGAAAAGGCTGCAAAGAAATACAAATCTTTAGCTGCACAAAAAGACATCAACTTAAAAGAACTTGAGACATTACATAAAAAGGCATACGAACTTTACACAGGAGACCAACGCTTAAACGAGTTGCTAAAATATCCTAATGAGGAAGATTGCTGGAGTGATTTAGTTGAACAATGGTGCGGTTTTAAATTGATAACAGGTAATTCTTTTATTTATGGCAAACTTATTGAAGCAGGGAACAATCAGGGTAAACCATTTGAACTATTTGCTTTACCTAGTCAGTATATGGCTATCATTGCAAATATCAATGTGTTCCCCCCAACAAGGGCTGGGTATCAGTTATACTATGGACAAATGTGGTCATTTGATACAAAAGAAATCTTACACGATAAATACTTTAACCCACAATGGGGAGTTACAGGCGGACAATTATACGGACAATCACCGCTACGAGCAGCAGCTAAAAATTTAACTAGAAGTAACGAAGCTAAAACCGCTGCCGTTGCATCATTCCAAAATGGTGGACCTGCTGGAGTTTTATTTATGAACGATGAAAGGTATGACCCTACAAGTGGTCAAGCACAGGCACAAGCACTAAAAACCGCAGTAAGTCAAAAGGGCGGTTCAGCTAACTTTAACTCAATTGCAGTATCAGGATATAAAGTAGATTGGAAACAAATCGGTTTAAGCCCTGTGGAACTTAATATCATTGAATCGGAAAAATGGGATTTAAAAGCACTTTGTAATATCTACGGAGTACCTAGTCAACTTTTAAACGATAGCGATTCAAAGACCTATAACAATCAAAGAGAAGGGGAAAAGGCATTAACACTTCGTTGTGCCATCCCATTACTTAACGCATTGACTGAAAACCTTAATAGGAAATTACACACTGATTGGGGTTATAAAGGAACAAATCTTTATGTTGATTACGACCTTTCAGTATATGGAGAATTAGAAGCAAATAAATCCGAGCAAACTGAATGGCTTGATAAAGCGTGGTGGATTAGTCCTAAACAAAAGTTGGACATTATGAATATTGAAGTGCCTGATTATATTCCTACTGAAGAATTGGAGAAACTTTATATCCCAACAGGATTGCAAACTATTGACCAATTCCAACCTTTGAATATTCCTGATAACCTAAATCCATAAAATGATTTGGCAAGATTATAAAAAATTATATGCCAACGCATTAAAGCAATACTCACCGAAGTTCAAAAAAGAACTACAAAATCAGGTGAACACCTATTGCCGTACATTAGACTATAACGCAATTAGTGATAAAGCCATTAAAAAGACCATACAAAAGCTGCATTTGGCTATGGGTGTAAAGATGGCTCAAATTAGTAGTAAGGTCGTTAAAAGGTCTGTAAAAGGGCATTACGAGGCATTAGAGGTTAAATCAGCGGAGACCGATTTGTTTGCTTACACTATCCTACAATATTTACAAACGCAAGGACTTGACCAATTAGCTACCGACATCACGAATACAACCAAAGACCAAATCCGAAGATATTTAGTACAATCAGCCGAGCAAAATCTAACACTACCTGAAACAATTGTTTTATTAAGGGGTGCAGGAATTACGGATTATAGAGCAGAGTTAATAGCAAGAACGGAAACAGGAAGGGCTGCCAACATCGGTTCAATGGTTGGTGCAACAAGTACAGGATTAGTAACTGTCAAAGAATGGATTGCAGCAAAAGACAATAGAACAAGAAGGATTCCAAGAGACCAATTTGACCACCTAAATATGGATGGTACTAAAATACCAATGGATGCAACATTTAAACTGCAAAACAAAAAAGGCGGTTTTGACTTAATGCTTCATCCGTGCGATTCAAGTGGAAGTGCTGGTGATGTTTGCAATTGCCGATGTACTTTAGGATATGAGGCACAAAGGGATAAAAACGGCAAACTATTAAAGCTACAAGATAACCCACCAAAAGGCAATGTCGGAATGATTTGGGGAATATTAACTAACGCAGTAGGAATGCAAATAGGAAACTTAATCGCAGACTTGTTTGAATAATAAAAAAAAATATAACTTTGTAAATATGAAAACTTACGCATCAAAAGATTTAATTGTTGAAAAACAAGACATCGGCTACGAAGTAATGGATGTAGATACCGAACAACGTAGAGTTAAAGCGGTTTGGGCAAGAACAGGTAATATAGATTTAGACAATGACATTATCGTTCCTGAAGCATTTACAAAGACTTTAAGCGAAAGAGGTCCAGCAGGTAAAAACTTAATTTGGTCTTTAGTTGACCATTGTGCTGAAATGGAAGCGGTAATTGGTAAGCCTGAACAATTATATGTTGAAGGTGATATGCTTATCGCAATTACTCCAATAGTAATGACCGAAACAGGCGAAGATATAATGAAGATGTACGATGCAGGTTTAATCAATCAGCATTCAATTGGATTTACTACAATAAATTCAAGCGTAGGTAAGGATGGAGTAAGAACAATCACTGAACTTAAACTTTATGAAGGTAGTGCGGTATTATGGGCAGCAAACCCTGAAACACCAACCATTTCAGTAAAGAGTGAAGTAAAGAAAGAACAATTAGCAAACAGGCTAGAGAAACTCTTGAAAGCGTTTAAAGGCGGTAAATTTACCGATGAAACTTTTGCGTTGATGGAGATTGAAATAAAAAGGATTCAAGCGGATTTATTAGAGATTGAAATCGTTAAAGAAATCACTGCGGTCGCAGAAGCACCCCAGCCGATAATTGAGGAAGTCAAAAACAATGATGCTGAAATCTTGAAGGCAATTAAAGAATTTAATAAAATACTAAAAAAGTAAAAATGGAAAACGTAATTAACGAAATGGCTGATAACCTTAAAGGTTTTCAAGCTAGTATTGAAGCGAAGTTGGAAGCAACAAACGCTGAAATCCGTGTAGTAAAAGATGAAGCACAAAAACAATTTGATGCTCAAGCTGCTGCACAAAAGAAAAACGCATCTAAACAAGTAAAGTTTTTAGATGAGGCTATCATTGAGAAATTAGATGGCAAATTGGATGAAATGGAAAAATCAATGAAATCAAATGGTAAATTCCGTTTAGATTTAAGAGATGTTAAGTCAATGACTTTAGGTAATGCTTTAACAGGAGATGCTCAAGCATCTTATGCTATTAATGCTTCAGTTTTACCTAGTCAAGCAATTAACTTCCGTGATTTAGTTCCAACAGTAAGAAGCGAAAGTGGTTTGTATGTATTCTACAAAGAGACTGCAACAACTAACAACATTGCTGCACAAACTGAAGGTTCTAACAAAGGTGAGAATAACTACGCATTAAGCGAGGTTAAAGTGGTTAATGATTACATCGCTGGTTTCTCTACATTCTCAAAACAAATGGCTAAAAGTTTGCCTTTCTTAAGCACAACTTTACCAAGAATGTTGACTAGAGATTTCTTCAAAGCTGAAAACGCTGCTTTCTTTGCAACTGTTTCTGCTGCTGCAACAGGTTCTACAACAACTGCTGAAACTACCGATTTAAAGCAATTAGTTGATTATATCGGCAACCAAAAGACTGCAAACTTTGTATCTTCAGTTGCTTTAGTAAGCCCTAGACAATTAGGTCGTTTATTAAAAGATACAATCGCTGCTGGTTACTACGCAGGTTCAGGTTCAGTTATCGTTAATCCTAATGGTGGTATGACAATATGGGGAACTCCTGTAATTGCTGCATCTTGGGTTACTGATGATAAAGTTCTTATCTTGGATAGCAACTTTTGTGAGCGTATTGAAGTTGAAGGATTAGCTATTGAGTTTTCTTATGAGAACGCATCTAACTTCCAACAAAATATGGTTACTGCAAGAATTGAGTGTTATGAGGACATCAACTTGATGCAACCAACTTCTGCAATCTACGCTTCAATCAATGCTTAATTGATTATAGAATAGAAAATAAAGACCCCATCTTAATCGGTGGGGTTTTTTATTATATTTATTGTAAATTTGTAAAAAAGATGTATGTCATATAATAATTTTATCATTGATTTTACTTTGACCGACACTGCACCTGTAACCGAACCTGTTACATTAGCAGAAGCAAAATTGTATTGTAGGGTTACTACAAATGTTGATGATAACCAAATTACCTTGATGATTAAACAAGCAAGGGAAGCGGTTGAAGTAGGTACAGGATTGAGTTTAATACCTAAAACTGCGGTTGTATGGTTTACAAATTGGGATGGTAACTTCCAGCTTCCTTAT